CTACTACGTAACACTCTCTATCAAAGGAAACAGGAAATGAAATTGTACCTCCTACTGGTACGTTAGTAAACACTCCCCACTGGATAGTGAAACCATTAGCGAATTTAACAAACCCCGCATTAGCATCGAGCTTAGATGCCACGATAGCACCTTGACCCAGTAAGTTTTTAATTGTAACAAGTGTACTCGCCGGAGAGTCTTTCCAGTTAGCACTACCGAGGATTGCTTTAATTTGGTCTGTGATAGGAGCGTGCGCGCTCGTATCACGATTATGAGCGTCTAATGCGCCCCTAGTAAGATACGCCGCATCAATCTTCTTAACAGTTACATTCGTGGAGTTACCAATTACAACATCTAAAGAGAACACTTTAGAATTAATCGGTGTTTCCTTAGACGGGATATAGGATGCGTAGTTACCACCGTTACTATAGGCAATTAATTTAGCAGCGGAATCTGATTCGCCCTCAAGGTTAGCATACACGCCTAACTCCCTAGCGAAGAATCCGCTAGTTACCGTGCTATTGCTAACGGCAAACTCAATTCTGAATTGTCCGTCACCTACGAATTCACCATTAGAGGTAAACGGACACTCCAATTTTGGAGCTAGTACGGAAGTCATAGTATCGATATTTTGATTGTCGAGTTGGCCGTCCCCAGTAACTAGCTTAATGTATTGCAACTTCTTACCGGTTGCTTGCGATCTTGCGATTAACTCACGGCCATAATTGGTTAATCGCGTATTTGGATAAATAGAAGCCATGTGTTCTCCTTATACTTTAATTGTTTCTAATACGTCGAAGCTCATGCCTATGTTAATGTCAGAGCCTACTTTGAAGTCAAACTTATCTAATGCCGCCCCGACATGGAAGGATTCATATACATCGGAGATAGCGCCGATGTATATTTCGCCGTTAAGGTTTGTAGTACTTTTAGTTTTGATGATTAAGTTCTTAGGAATTAACGGCTCAACGTAATCAATGATATTGTTTAATTGAGTCTCAAAGCCGTCTATTACATCTAACCAGTACTCATATCTATCGGAGTTAACAGAGTGCGTTACTACATGATTACCAAACTTAAAGTTAAGCATTTCTTGTACTTTAGGCATAGTAAAAGGACGCTGTCCGATTAATACCGATAGTATTTCACTTCTGCGCCCTTCTGTGTCCGTCAAATCCGGAGGATTGATGCCTAATATTTGTTCCCATGCTTCAAGCCCGTAATCTGCTGCGGTATAGATGTATTCTTCCTTAAAGATATCCAGCATGATATCCCATAGTAGTTGCAGTTCTGCCGATTCCACTCGATAGATTTCTTGGATATCCCGAGAATCTCGAGTTAACGGAACGGCGAATTGTGAGATATCAATATCTCTCTTAAAAACGCCAAAATCTGTAATCATACTGCCACCAAAGTAATCGTCCCTAATACAGGGATTTGATTATCCTTCAATTCAAGCTTTGAAACAGAAGCACCGTTTATAGTAATCCTGCCGACGTCAAGAACATTAGGAAGCTCAACCATTAAAGCCGTTACAAGACTAGTCCGAAGAATAACATGATCCTTCTCGTCTTGATTACACCATTCTTTAGCACGGATAAGTAATCGTTGTTTGATAGCGTTCTCTGCGAGCGTTTGAATTTCATTGACGTTGTGTCCGCTCATCATAGTGACTTCAATTCGGTAGTTGATCGTTACCGGGTCAGCCTTTTCGATTGTTACAGTGTGACCGATAGGAGCGAGCCCATAACCTTTGCCTTTCGGCGCAGGGTCTATAACGTTCTCTACTTCCTTAATCAGTTCATCTGCTGCCGGCTTGTAGTCACTATTTAAAACGACTAACTTAACGGTGCCACCGCCATTCCAACAGCGGTATACTTTAACACCGCCAACGCCAGGGATAGCTAACACCTTTTCTTTATAATCCGCACCATTACCGCCATAAGCTTTTGATTTCAAGGCATCAAAGTACCGTTTTCGGAATACTTCTGTGTCTTCTTCATCTTCACCAGGCGTGATATTTTTCAATATCTTAGCGGAGGTAAGACCATTAATACCTTGGATTGGTGTGATATCCCCAGTAGTCGCATTAGGAGTGCGCCCGTACTGTTCGCATTTGAGCTTGTACTTATGTTCCGTATCGTCGATTATCTCCGTTACAACAAAGTTATATTCGTTGTAGTTAAACCTGGAGCCAATCGGTACTTCCATATCGAACTGGGCTTCAAATTCGCCTTGCGTTGCAGGTTCCGGGTAAATATTAAACTCCGCAGCACGAAGTATTAGGAATTCCCGGTCTGCAGTTGTTGCAAACGCTTGTTTCAGAATCACATCGGCTAAGATATATAGTTCTGCAAACTCAACGCTTGCCGGAGCTGTAGCATCGTATATAACACTACCTTCGCGCCGATCGAATTCGTCTTTAACTCTATCGAGCATTCGTTTTTCAATTCGATTGGCCGTCATATGCTCATACAATACCTTTCACCCCTTTCTTGATTTTTTGTAGCGTACCATAGATGGTATCTACATCAAACTCAACCATGACGTCACCACCTTCGTGGCTAAAATCAAAGTTGTATACTTTAGTTATTCTATCGTCATTCAGTAAAGCCTCTTCTATGCGTCGCTGTAACTCAGCGTACACATACGGAATTGGCTGACCGAATAAGTCTTGTAGTTCGATGCCGTAATTCCAACTGTAAATAATATATTGGTATCGCTCTGTATTGATGATTTTATAAATCGCTTGCTCCATAGCTCGCAACTTATCCGCATAGCCCCTAATTTGGCTATCTGTTCTAAAATCAACATCATACGTATGCGACGGTTCAATATAATTCACTGTGTCAGGAATAAGCGCATCGTTACTTTGTTTTGGTAATAGTAAATTATCTGCCATTACTTAGTCGTGCACCCCCTATTCGGGTTATACCAACGGTCTAACGCTATGTAACGCTGTCCGCCGGTTTCCTTCAGCATAATGACCTTATCGCCCATTACTAATTGGTTATGAACGAGATACTTCTTACGCCCTTTGTACTCATGGTTATGGCTTGCGTATTCAGCCATACCACCGCCACCTGCTCGGTTTTCTGTAACATGATCAACGCTCATCTCCATAGTCCATTCACAGGTGTTTTTGGTAAGAATAATATTCTCTTCAGGTACAGTTAGTTTAGGGTCAATCTTAATAGCTAGCGGTGATACACTGACAACTTCGCCGACGATTACTTCCATAGGTTCACCATTTGATATAACAGTGCTCGCTATTTCTTTAATCGTGTTAACGATTTTCATGTACTCGCTATCCATTATTTAGCCCCCATTCGAATAATCTTAGTTGGCGCTTCGTCATTATGCCATGCATAATTTGCGTTGCCGTATTTCATTGCATAGCCACGTTTAGAAGAGTTGCCAAAACAACCGCCCGCACCATCGGCAATAACAACGTGCTCATCATCACCATAAATCAACAAATCACCTTTATTAGCGTATCCGTTGAATTGTTCCGTTGTATAACCTTTAGCCTCGAGATTTTGGCGAAGCGTATCAACTCTTGCTGTGCCTTTGTTGTACTCATCTTTCAAATCAGAATTGTACCAAGACCCAGTAGCGCATACTGTGTCAGCACAGCCTTGACTGCCATATTGAGATACTCGGCCGTCGTTAGAACTGAATGCTGTGTCGACTTGACCTGCTGTACCCCCTGCCCCAGTAGTGACTGCAGAGCTTTTGGTCTTCTTAGCAGCTTCAATCTTTTTAACCGCTTCTGCATCTTCGTCTTTTGCAACTTCATAAGCTGCGTCATTATCAACGTATCGTAAATCTAAATCCATTCCGTGAAATCCTGTTTTAAACGTATGAGTAACAGAAGTTACCATCATGTAATTATTAACAATCATATCGCCAAAGTTTCGATTGATGTACACCAACGAGCCACCACGCACACGCACATCGCCAATGACATTTTTGAGTTTAATCTCACGGCTTTTCTTGTTTTTGTGAGCCATGATTGCCTTGGCTTGCGCCACTGCATTGACGTCCTTCTCCTTAGGAATGAGCAGATACTGTAATCTGCCCCATTTCTCGATGTTCTTATCGTCCTTAGCTATGAATGTGTTCTCCAACTTACTTGACGCGCCATTTGGGACTGTGCGGACGATTTTTACATAGTTGTATGTCTCTTTGTCTATGGAAGTCGTGTATTGCACATCTTCCATACACTCATCATCAATGTAAATATCGGTTTTCATAGTCTCAAACGATGCTAGCCGTAACTCGCCCGCATCATCGTACAAATGATAGAACGCATGATTAGGCGTGTATATGGCCGTTTTATCGAGTAGTTGGCATATCATTTCTTGCAGTGACTTATCTTTGAATATGGTTTGCGGTTTCTCAGGAGTTTTCCATACGGTATCGTCCATATATCCACATTTCAAACCAAAGTCATCGGCTACCATTTTAATGAACTCAGTTGCAGTCATAGCTCCGATGACATAGCAGTCTTTGTTCTTGAGATAGCGTATCTGATCATAGCAAGTAACTGATATAGAATTCTTGCCATCGCGCTGTTTCTCAAAGACGTACCCGAAGAACACCGCTCCGCCGTTTAACGTGAACTTGACGGTATCACCTTCTTCAAAACTGAGGTTAGGGTCTTTAGGTACTTTGAATGTCATCTTACTTGGAACACAGTCAACTGCTCTCGTAATTTGTACGCCGTCTTCAGGTTCTATGAGCCACAAATCACCAGTGCTTTTATTTCTGATGGTTAGCTCATAGTGAAGTTGAGTAGGCATGGGTAACGGAATGATAGTGCCATTAATTTGAGATTTTTCGACTGTTTTCTTTTCATCTATAGCCATTCGTTATTACCCTCACGTTTAAGCTGGACGATTTGGCCAACCCCCAAGATAGCAGGAACAGCGATTTTGTTAAGTGCAGCAATTTGGAATAGGTTATCCGTATTGCCTAGTTGCTTCTTAACGATTTGCTGTAAAGTCTGCCCTTTGGATACCTTAGCAGTAGATGCTGCTACCTTACCGTCAGTTGGTCTGTCCGACTTAACGCTACCTTTTGCAGTACCGTCCTTATCAGTCTTCACTTCAATTCGTTTAGCGCCCCAAGGTTTCCACTGCTTCAAAGTAACACTAGCATACGAGTCAAAGCCGTTATCTGCATCTTCTTCTATGACGTAGTTTTCAAGCGTACACTTCATGTTAGTCATGGCTAGCATCTGTCCGCCTGGTTTCATTCGAACTACGATAAATTGGAAGATCGTCTTTGTAGTTTTGAGTTTTTCGAGTTCATCGATGTAGTACTTAGCCTTCTTAGATTTAAAGACCAAGGACTCATTAAATGGATAATCAGAGTTAGGCAACAAGAATTTAAAAGCAATGTCAGTAAGCCCTGCAGGTTTAATGACGTTAACTTCGCCTTTCCCCAATAGCTCCATTGTTTCGTTCTTGCCATTGATAGTAGTGGTTAATTCTTTAGGGGGAATCGGTATCTGCATCGTCCCCATATAGAAGTAATACATTTAGATTCCCTCCCTTTGAATTGCAAATGCATCTTTCAAGCCTTTCGAGATTTGACTTGTAAAGCCATCTAGGTCAGTGCCGTTATTGATTTCCACATCGTTATTCATTTGGATGTGAATTACATTGGCATCTTGCCATTTCTTCAAGGATTTATCGATAGCGCTTTCACGGAGTGCCTTGATTTCCTCATTTGTCATGTCGATAGACTTGGCAATCTTGCCTGTGTTCTTGGCGGTCTTACCTGTATTTTTCTTAGTCTTATCGGCCGCGTCATGATCAGCACCTGGAGTAATTTTGCTAGCGTCAAACTCTTGAGGAGTTTTAACGCCAGGCATGTTAGGCATTAAATCACCAAGGCTAAGGTTAGCCCCAATGTTATAGCCTTCTCCAAAAGCCCCAGTAACGCTAGAATAATCCATCTTACCCATGACAGTGGTTTCACCGCCGGCAATCTCGAATCGTTCTATTACGCCAGTAGTCCCGCCTACTTTATCGATATTTACACCAGGAATTTTATTAATCGCATCAATGATATCGTTAATACGAGCTTTTACGAATTGCCAAATGCCGTTCCATATGTCGATAAACAAGTTAGCGACTGCATGTAACGGGTCTTTGAATACGTTGGCCAAGAAATTAACAAATGCTGCGATGATGTTCCAGCCCAGTGCAAACACATTGAAAATAGCGGAACCGAACGCCCAAAAAGCACCAACTACGATTCCTAGTACGCTGATATTCGCATCACAGAAATAGTTAATAGCTTCTACTGCTAAGTAGATTACGACTATAACTGCAACAATTAAACCGATTACCCATGTTAACGGACACGCATATAATGCAGCGTTCAAGCCTTCTTGAGCTACAATCATTGCTAACAGAGCAGCAGTTTCCGCCCAATCGGCTACAGCCTTAATCGCCATAGCACCTGCAGCGAGAATCGTTCTTCCGGCGGCTATACCGGCCTGGATTGCATAAAACGCCATTACGCCACCCAGTATTATCATTGCTGTATACATGATAGACGAGTGCTGTCTAACAAAGTTAGATAACGTATTAAAGGCCCATACTGCACTATTAATCGTTTCACCAATAACACCTACGAGCCAGTAGAATACCGGTGCTACCATTTGGATAGCTCCAGTTACGTTGTCCACTAACTCACGGACGCCCTCGCTATTAGCAAGGTCGGATATTCGTTGGAACACAGGCTCAAACGCCCGAATAGCTTTATTCTTGATTGACTGCATATGATCGCCCCAAGTTTTAGGAAGCGATTCAAACTGCTTTTCAATCTCAGGCAAGTTATTCATAATAGCGTTTTTAATCACTTCAGCAGTAATCTTGCCTTCAGAGGCTAGCTTCTTAAGTTCGCCACGAGATACGCCCATAGATTTAGCAATGATATTTTCAATCATAGGCGCGTTTTCAGCAATAGACCTGAATTCGTCACCTTGTAATTGACCAGATGCTAGACCTTGCGTTAACTGAAGCATGGCGTTCTTTTGTGCTTCTTTCGATGCACCGCCAATAGCGAATACCTTTTGGATACCTTCCATGAATTCTACGGCTTTTCTTGGGTCCGGGAACGCATCATGTGCGGATTGAGATACCTGGATTACGGCGTCTGCCATCTCCAAATACCCGCCTCTTGCACGCTGTGCGGATTCAAATATCTGCTTGTTCAGATAAATGGCATTTTCCTGGCTTCCGGCTACCAATTTAAGGCGAGCTTGCACCTGTGCCCATTCTGTAGCAGTATCTTGAATCGATTCGATAGCACCTTTTATAGCGCCAATCCCATTCATCACAGTACTAGCCAACAGATTACCGGCGAAGCTGTTCATGATACCGCCCATGCTAGCTTTTAGCGTTTCACTAGCGTTCGATACCCCGTTCATCTTATTATGTAGCGTGTTCATGGATTGATAGGCTTTAGTTGTTGCGTTTGCGGCTGCGTTCATAGCATTAGGAATATTAGTAGAGAGGCTTATATAGTTAGAAAGTGTAGCCATTCATTACCCCCTTTTTGCCTTATTCATTTCATCTTGCTCATCTTTAGCATGTTGCTGAATAAAGGCAATTACTACAGCCTTTTCATTCATGTCCATATCCGCAAAAACAGAAGGTCGCATATGGTATTTAACAAATGCCAAATATGCGAACATCGTTTCTGTTTCATTGGATTCTAGGAGTTTTTTACTTCTTTTACCTTATCTTCCATGCCTACATCATAGCCTTGGGCTTCTGTTACTGCCGCCAAAAGGTCAGCGTATTCACCTGGTGTGAGCATTGCTTTTACAAGCTCAACTGGTTCAGTAACGCCCCAGCTATCTTGAAGTTCCGCATCATAAAGATTAGGATAAGTGATTGCCTTAGATAGCACATCTTCGTTGTATGCAGTCGCATCAAAGCGTTCTTCAGATTGACGAGTGATGCGGTCAGTAATGCGTTTAGTGTATTTCTTACGCATCTTTTCTGTTTCGTCAGTAGCTAATGTTTTAATCTTCCATGCTACAGGCTCGCCATTCACTTTGATACGTTTAGATGCTACGTATTCAGTCTCATTGACTACATCAACGTTTTGCTTAAGGAATGCGCTTAAATTTTCAGCCATTGTAAAAACCTCCTAAAAAAAGGGAGCAAGCACTAGGCTTGCATCCCGTCTAATTCATTAAAGTGTTGAACGTATTTAACACCTTCGTAAGTAAAGTTGTGTTCTTGTTCGATGTATTTGCCTTCAGCGTCGAACTCAGCTGCTGTTAACTCATCAAGGTTCACACCTTTTAGAATTACAGAACGGCGACCTGCTTTAGAAGTTGGATCGTTGTTAACTACTTGCATATCAAAGTATGTATCCACACCAGTTTTCAAGTATTTTTCAACCATCTTATCGAATAAAGCTGTGTTGTGGTAAATTGTTAAGCTACCGCTGTATTCTACGGAGGTAGACTTATTGCCTGCACCGATACGGCCCAAGATTGCCACTTTTTCCTTATTCTTTTTAATTTTTGCGCTAAGTTTCTTAGCTTGAAACAGTAAGTATCGGTTACCGTTCTCTACGATATAGCAAGACGCTAATTTAGAAGAAACAACGTCAGCTGCATCCATCGTTTTCAATGCATCTAAAATTTCATTTTCCATGCGTTATCCTCCTAGGCTACTACAACAGTCATGTACAATTTTTCCATAGCCACAGTAGGCTGTAATTGTACGTTAACCAATACATCTTCCTTGTTATCGCCTTGCGTAGGTACTGGGATATCCTTATCATCGAAGTTTTGGATAGCACGTACCTTTTGGTATTGCTCAGCAAGATATACAAGGTCGCCCCATAAGGACTCACGACCAGCTTGGTCATTAGGGGATTTATCAAGATGTGTTTTATTGAACAATCTAGCGCCGTCAACTGCCCAGTTATCCAATACACGAATGACTTGGTTAAGAGAGAAGTCGCGGTTTTTAGTTTTGCTGAATTCTGTAAATGTGTTGATGTCTTTCAGTACACGAACGTCGCCTTGGATATTGCCACCAACAGAGTCAGTAACATTGTGGAACACAAACATGCCATCTTTGATAGCTTGTTCAAGTTCGAACTGTTTGTACTTAACGTTTACAGTGTATTCACCATCATAAATCCTGTTGCCTACTGTAGCATTGATATCGCAAGATGCTTCTTGACCTAATGTCCAGTACACCAAAGAGCCTTTTTCAGCGCCTTCGTCGGTTACATCGTTAAGGATGGAGATAACACCTTCATAGTTGACCTTAGTCTTACCATGAATCACTAATTGGAATTTAGCGCCACTTTGTTCACGGCAGCGTTTAGTAAATGCAATAAGCAAGTTTTTAATTGTGTCATCCGCACCAACACAACCCAATGTGTTGAAATAGTAAGGTTCGAGCATATCAAGGCCGTCTTGGTAGTTTTTAACAGTAATTGTAGAGCCGTTTGTACCACCGGATAGTGCAGTGTAAGCTGTAGTAGTTAATGCGCCAGTTTTAGTGAATACGATGTAATCGTTATCTTGTAATTCTGTTGCATCTTTCAAGTTCTTTTGAGTATCTACTACTTTACGAACATCACCTGTAGTAAGGTAAGTAGTTACGATAAATTTACCAGTGTTATCAGGATCAGCTTGAACGGATACGCCCAAATCGTTACCACGAATACCCTTATATTTTGCTTTACCGATTGTGCTTGTAGCTTGCGCACCGTCAGAGTTTAAGCGGTAGAAGTAACCAGTTTTCAAGCCACGGAACAAGTCACGTAAGCCCTTCATTTTGTCATGGCCGTAGTCATAACCAAAGTATTTTTGGCAATCCTTTTGGAATGTGTCGTTATCTACACGGAACACTTCACCACTTGGGCCCCAATCAAAGGAGAGCATCATCGCACCAAAGCCACGGTCAGATACTTCTGCATATGCTCGGTCTTTGGATACGAAGTTAATATAAGTACCTGGCAATACTTTATTGTGGAATAAGAATGTGCCACCACCTAATGCCATATTTCACTAACCTTTCACAGGCGTGTTTAATGCCTGATTTAAAATCTTATCAATGTCGCTTTCCGTATACATTTCATCTTCGTTAAGAAGGCAAGTGAGTAAATCACGATACCGTCTATATTTGTCAGATGCAATGATAGCGTAAGCATCAAATTGTTGTTCAGCCGTTACTTCGACTGCTTGTTTTTCATCTGCCATCTTTTACCCTTTCTGTTAATTCCATGTGCTTCATACGTTCGATAGGCTTGGCCACTTTCCGTAGTATGTTTTCATACGTCACGAAGAAGTGCAGCACACCGTCTGAAATCTTGTACTTCATACCTGTGCCCATAATCGTACGTTCCCCAACTTGTACAAATTCAAGCAATAGGTACAGCACACTAGGAATATCAATGAGTTTTCGCGTATCAGTAACCACATCAAGATTATTGGCGTAATACATGATGTCTAAATCCAAAGAAGTGTTATAAAGATCACCGACATGTCTGCCCATGCTAGGTTCAATCACCTTGATATATGCGCAAGGGAATGTCATATTGTTTTCTTTGAATTCTAGGTATATAGGCACGTTGAGTGCCGTATGTACGGCTTTAGATACAGCTGTTAATACATCAGAATCCACCATGCTTTTCAATCCATTTCTTTAATGTAATTTCCATAATACGTTTAGCGTTTTTACTGAGTGCCTTTTCAGCTTTTTCGTGCATGTACGCACCATCTACCCAAGGCTTTTTCAGTCTCCCACCTTGCATAACACCGCCTTTAGATAGGCCTATCCACGGAAGAAATCTCCCAACTTCTTGCCGATGCCCATCATTAAGGAACGAGGCGTAAGAGGATGTATTGAACACCCTAACCCGTCCTGTTCTATCGTCCAGTCGATATCTACCAACACTCCACGATTGGCGAGTATGCTCGCTATCAAAGTACTTTGTTTGTACTTGGCCATTTTGCATGAATTTAACCGATCGTTTTCCGACTGGTGTATTCAATTTAGCTTCACGCACATACACGCTGGCCATTTCCTTCACAACTTGCTTGTTGAAATTCTGAAGGCTGCCTGATTGACTCAGTTTGACCAGGCTTCGATTAAATTCAGCAAAATCTTCCATGTTAAATTCAACGCCCATGTCAATGCACCTCTAAATTTTCGAGTTGCACCTCTTGATGGGTGTCATATCGCGCAGAAATCGAGGCACTGCGAAAAAGTTGCTTCGTATTTCGCCCTATAAGCTCAATTCGAGCCCCATTAGGTATGATTACCTCCGGAGCGATGAAAAGTACCGTGGTGGTACTAAATTTCGCAATCTCGGCGTTTTGACCTGTAGAGAGAGTTTTATAGCTAATTCTACAAGCAAAAGGACCCTCTCTACTGGCAGTTTTACTCATAATTCCAGTATCGGGGTCCATTGCATCCACTTCGGAGATAACATAACACGTACAATCGTATAATCGTTCTAACTGCTTTCTAGCAGCGTCTACCATCTTAGTCGTCGGAAGCATGCTAGGTCACCCCTTCCATATCCACTCAAAGCGGTGGCCAATTCTTGGAGACGGGATGCCTTGTCAGTTCCTTTAAATTGAACTTCAGTATCGCCCATTTTAATGGAGCTCGCCGTTTCTCCGTCAGCTTCAATCAATTTATTTTTGTTTGTGGTGATATAGCTGCCAATTACACGATATACGAGAACGTGCTGTAATTCGCTAGGTAATTCCTTCTGATTGATATCATTGAGGACATGTTGTGTTTCCGCATCAATCATATACTCAATGATATTTATATCAGAAATTGCGTCATACCCGAGCCACGATTCAAGAATTTGTAAAACTGTCTCTTTCGTGGTCATATTATTCACCTACTATTTTTTGAATGTAGCTTTTACAACTTTGGATTGGTTAGTCAACGCAACAACGTAGTGTTCGTTAGCAACGAATTTGTCGATACCTTTTTCAGGAACACGATCGTATTCAACAACAACGTCACGTTTAATGTAAATTGTTACAGCAGGTAATACAGGAGTACCATCTTCCACTTCTGCAGATACGCCAACGATGAAGTTGTCGATAGTTGCGCCAGTATCATTGATGCGGCGAGATGTTACAACACGGCAGCCGGCAATCATACCGATTTCACCAGTCATCATAACGTCGTTACCGTATTTTGTTTTGTCGATGAAGTTAGGGTCTTTACGAAGTGCAGTAATTTGAGAAGGTGCTACGAACAAATATTTTTCAACGTAGTCTTCTTCGTTCAATTTGTCTACTGCGTTAACGACACCTTCATAGGAGATAACTTTAGTATCAGTTACTGCAAGAGTAGCACCACCGAGGGCTGTTACTACGTCTTGGTCGATTTTAGAAGCCAAGGACAAACGTAATTGATGAGTAGCTTCGCCTACTGGGTCGCCGTAACCGGACAATTTAGCTTCGTCTGTGATGTCAACGCGTTTCATTGCTTTTTTAATTTTAGCTTTAGCGACGGATGTGGACATTTGAGTTGCAGTTACTTCTACGCCTTCTGCGATGTCTTCCGCATCACCAATGTAACCCCATGCTGGGATAGTGATTTCGTTACCTGGCACGCCTGCCAATTTGTTATCGATTTTAGCGATAGAAGTAAATTTAATAGCTTTTGGTAAACCTGCGGATACCATGTCCGCCATTACTTGAGGGTTAACTACATTAGCAGTTTGCGTAGGACCTGCTGCGAATGTTTGTAAATTAAAAGAGAATTGTTTATTCATTAGCGTTTCCTCCTGTTAATGAATGGTAAAGATCAATGTCGTTTGCGAATAACTCCGCACGTTGAGAGTATGTCATTTTAGCGAAGTCTTCTTTAGTTACTGCGCTGCTTGGTGCTTTACCGCCAGGATTACCAGGCGCTACACCTTTAGGGGCAGACGCTTCCCCAAATAAATAAGGATTAGCTTTGGCAACTTCTGCAAGTTGTTCATCTAATCCTTTGATTTTGCCGTCCTTCACTTTTGCATCGGTTAAATCCAATAGCGCACGGACCGCAACGTTGTTTTTAGCTTTTGCGTTGGACAATGCTACGTTCACAATATTGTCGATTTCAAGTTGTGCGATTTTACCCTCGTATTCAGCTTTACGAGTTTCTGCATCAGCTTTCATCGTTTCAATTTGTTTCGCAAGCTCCGCATTATCTGCATTAGATTTTTTGAGGTTATCAATCTCGCTGTTAAGAGTCGTGAGTTCTCCTTTTACGGATTTGAGTTCCTCATTTTTAGCATTGAATTGATCCTTAGACACATAATTCTTGCCATAGTCTTCAACGACCTTAGCAGTCTGTTCTTCAGTTAATCCTAGTGCTAACAATTCTTCCTTAGTCATAGTGACCTCCTTAAAAAATACCCATTTCGCTTTATTTTCGTGAGCCACACCTCACGGCTACGGTCTTGTTAGTTATCGCCCAACAATACTAAAATGGCAATAAAAAAGCAGCGTTTCCGCTGCTAATTGATATATTCTTTTTCCCATTCCTCGTAGGTAATCGCACCGTCAAAATCAGTACTTTTATCGTTCTGGTTTCTACCTGTTCGAGTGCCTTCAAGTCCAGGGATATATGGAATTGTAGTTGACCGGCAATAGCAATGGAACGGCGGAACGGTAACGCCTGGTTTAGCATCTACGACTCTGACACGTTTACGGTCCATGTGTCTGCAGATGGAAGAAGTATGACTATCTAGCGTAGCCAGTATCTCTAGCTCCTCGACATCTAGGCCTTTCATACTATCAAGAAAACCTTGCTCGTGAACCCGTGCTGTCTCTGTTTCGATTAATCGCTTAGCGTTACTGTATGATGTCTTCATCCGCTTATGCAGATTATCTGCCATCGTGTCCGCCCCTTGCCCAATAATGAGGGCTTGGGTGAAATCATTCTGCAAGTTAGCTACTAGCTTACTTGTATCACCCCAAATCCTACTACTGAAGTCCTTGCCGTCACTCGCCCATTGGCTGTGAACCACACTTTCAACGCGTTTACTATCAATCGTATTAATAGGTGAGTATTCTCCGCGTTGCGTCTGCACTGTGTATGCGGACTTATACGCGGAGGACTGATACACATCTTTTAATAGGTCATTAAGTGAAATACTCTGCTTTTGAGCCAGTATTTCGAGCTCGTGAACCACATTGATATATAGCATCTGTTCACGGCTTAACCGCTCACGAATGGATGCGTTTGATAGCATTTGTTGATGTTCTTCAGATACACCTATTTTCTTAGCTTCTGCCTTAAACTCAGCCAAATCCATTTTAAAGGCTTTCATCTCGTAGGCGTTTAGTAGTTTCCTTGCTTCGGCTAGTTGAAGTCCGTTTTCGGTGGCGAACCTACGATACCAATCATTGATAGCCTTTTCTATCCGTCGTAACGCCCTAGCGTAGTTAGCTTTGATTTCCGCATCAGTGAGATTCGCTTTTTGAAACGATTCATCTAGTAACCGCTCATACCGTTTCTCCCAGTAATCATTCGCCATCTGCCTCACCGCCGTTCGGTACAACAAAATCTGCTGTTACTTCGGACTGTTCCTTTTTAACTTTTGCAAGCTCTTCCGCAGCATCAGTTGTCCACGGATGATTTGCGATAATGGTTTCATTGGAGATGATACCAACGGAGTTTTTGCAGTTGTTAATGGTATCGCCTTCATTAATTGGTAAGTCACGATTGAAGATGAAGTCCACTTCTTCGACTGTGTCTTGGTTAGTTAAACCGCGATACGTGTTAACAAACCACATCAAATCGTGCAAGCTAGATTTGAACTCTAGCTCCATTTCATTGGCGTCTAAATCAATATCAGAGTACATGGACATAATGTTCATCTGATTTGGATTGTTAGCCATACGATCGTCCTTAGCATCAAAGCCCCGGCCGTTCTCAATAATAGCTTTACGCAAAATGTTAATCAGTAATTGGTAGTTATCGCTATTCACCTCTATTTTTAGGGCTTTCACATCACCATTGACACCGTCTACTGTGCGTACCTTAATCGCACCATACGAAGCAAGATTTTGACGGAACTCAGCGAGATTTTCGCCGTCATAGTTCTGCAAAATCAAAATTGTGCTGCGGATATCCTCTTCCATATTATCCTGGAAGTTAGATAGTAATCGGTTAAGTGCATCTTGTAAGGATTTAACCTTATCGATAAGCGGTTGCTCGAATTCGTTCGCACGGAACATGATGAGAGGAATACGTTCCCAGTTATACGGTTTATCGGCAATCGCAAAATTGGCAGTATTTTCTTTATCAGGATCAGGAAGTAAACGTTCCGTATCCCATATGTAATACTGAATACCGTCCGGTGTGTAGTATTCGACTTTGTGAATAGTCTTAGTTTCTAACCCCGTGTAGTACTCAATATCGTACAGGTATAAGAACGCATCTAGTTGTGTGTGCTCTTCATCGGCCCAAAATGGTAAAACCTGATGCGGTTTCATCATCTTAAACTTTAGCGTGCCATCGATGCCTATGTAAGGGTGTATATACGCCTTACCTGCCATCGTTGCGAACTTGCCTACAGACTTCAACAAACGCTGGAACTGAATACCGAACATCTTATCGAGCTCGTCATCATCGGCGTTAATATCTAATGGCTTAGACAATAAGTAGTTAACCTTTTGGTCTACTAAATCATCAAATCGGTTATCCACAATCTGATTATTAGGAACGCCCTGTAACGCTATTCGCGTATTACCCTCGCCAATAACGTATCGTTGCTTATTCAAAATGTCATGTTTACCGTCATAATAATCGATAGCAGTACACATCGTTTTTCGTTGTTCGCTACCTAGAAAATTACGCAGCTGTGCTTGTAGGAACTCGCGTTCCGACATAGTCGCTGAACCTTTTATGATGCGGTCCCATAGCTGAGATAATATCAATCAAACGACCACCTTTCTACATTAATATCTTCTAAACCATACCGCATAGCATCCATAGCATGGTTATTTTCGTCTTCAGGTTTCCCTGTGTATTTCTCAAAGCGATCCTTCGCCCATTGGTACGTGGATAATTCACGCAGCACATTAACGCATCTTGGATGAACGATTAATTCGTAATCTTGTATCCGCTGAATACCGTTTAATATGCTGTCTTTACCCTTGCGTGCCCCGGTTATACCTTTTAGCCCCGCCTGGTACAATTCCTCAATGGATTTAGGCTCAGCACTATCGGCTCGAATCTTCTCTTTTGCATAGCCCATATCAATGATGCGGGACGCTAATTGTTGATTCGTAAGCCCTGTTTCGTACAGCTCGTCGAATATATAGATTTTCTTATTCGCCATATCAACTAGCATGCACACTAGCGCTGTAGGGTCTACTGTATAACCAAAATCAAGGCCAAACGCGGACTTGATACCGGTTTGACCTCTAATTGCATCGACATTAAATTCTTGTTCTTTCCAGTTTTCGTAAACCAGGCCTTCAACAACGCCCCAGTTACCGAGCCCTGCTACTTGATACCGCTTAGGGTTCTTCTTCATTTCTTCGAATAACACTAAGTCCGATTCACTCAGGAACTCGTTACACAGGTAATTCGTAGTCATGGCCAATACGTTTTCGCTGGATTCATCAAAAAAGCGTTTCTTTAACCAGTGCCTATCAGACCATGGGTTAAACGTAAGCACTACCTGGTGATACAAGCCGTCAGGCAACTGACCACGAATAGATTCATCCAGTCTGTTGAAGGCATCTTCACTCATAATCTCGTAAGCTTCTTCAATCCATAACCTGCACAAAGCACCGACTTCAACAGTAATGGACGTTACCTTTAAAGGATCATCGAGACCGCGAAATAAGATTTTCTGTCCGGTCGGGATATACGTTATCTCAAGTGGCGATACGGAACATTTGAAGTACCGCTCTACCTTTAACTGGCGCATAGCCCATTTAAGTTGCGCGAAACAACTGTCACGCAAAGTCCGTTCTGTCTTACGAACGACTAGCCAGTTTATACAAGGGTTCTCCATTATCTCTATGATAACTTTTAGAGACTGAGTAGAAGACTTCTTACTGGCACGACTGCCCTTGACTACTTTATAACGACCTTTGAACCGCCAAAAAGCACCATATCCCTTGCCGACGATATCAGGCAAGTACACTCTATTAGTCTGCAATATCGTCACCACCTACGATGAGTACAGGCTTAATATCGATAGTCGTATCACCGCTGAGTATTCTATGGCGTTTAGCCATTAGCTCCAGTGCTTTCAGTCTTGACTTCTCGTCAGGTGGTTTATCGATAATGCGGGCTTCGGAACATCCTCCCCCTGTACCTTCGATAACGACGTGTTTTTCATTTGAGAGCCCCAGGGCAATTCGTGTTAACTCATACTCGACCTGCTGAGCCGTCATGATATTTTCGTTAAAGTAGGCGTCACGGAGCTCAGCAACCCTTGCTTTGACGTCATCATTAGTCATCAGCCGACTGCCTTGCATCTTAGCTGTTTTTTCTGAGTAACCAGTTCGAATAGCAGCTTGCGTTGCATTCATATCCTTGATGTATTCATTACAAAATTTTTCATGCTTCTTGTTCTTTAACTCGGCCACTATCTCACCTCCTGGCTATCTTAATACATCACGGCTGTTT